CAATCTTTTGAGTTGACCCATGATGGTGACACCATAACGCCTTTCGGTTTCTTGCCTTAATTCTTGTATATACTCTGGAACTTGTGGGTACTTAATACCACTTAATAAATGATGCGCTACTGTATTCGCAACTTTTGGTGAGAAACCTGCTTTTCTTGCACATTCTGCATTGGAATAAATACCTTCTACATAATATTTTGCAAACTCACGTTGTCTATTGGTAAGTTTTCGATCTAAGCGAGTCTCTACTTCTTTCGCTATTTTTTGTTGTTGAACAGTTTGTTTTGCCATTATCGTCTTCCATCTGGTCTTATATCTACTTTTGGAGTTCCTAGTCTCCAAGTAACTTCTTTCTCGGATGAATCTATTTTTAACGAAAAAGATCGCCCTCGCAACCTTAAATTAAGTTCTTCAGTAAATTGTTCAATGACCGAGGTCGAACCCGCCACGGATTGTGTTACGGAACCCGCTTGGTTTTGAGCAAATCCTTTACCGGGAAAGTTTTTAGTAAAGAAAGTTAAATTAGCTTTGGGAGTGCTACTAGTAGAATCTCTAAAGGTAATATCTGGTAATACTTTAGAAAGAAGCAAGAACCTATCTCCCTCTCCTATATCTATCTGACTAGATTGAATATGAGCGGATATAGCACTGGAAGGACTCGTACTGCCATCGTCAAAACCCGTTTCATGATTATACAAATGATAATCAGCCGAAGCAGCTATAGGTAAAGATTTAACGCCTCTGTCCATCCAAACAGTTCTGTTCAAAGAACCAAAATACCATATTTTTTGTTCGTAATTAAAAATAACATATTTATCATTTTCTGTGGCATTAGCAGATGGATAATACCACCATATTTCAGCAAATTCAGAATTTAATCCCGCTACAACTTTTTCTATTTGTTCTGTATTAAAATCACTAAAAACGTGATCTTTTACAGTGCATGGTAATCTCTGTACAGAACCGGAAAAAACATAGAACTCATTTTGACCCATCCAAAACACACTGTTTTCTACAGAAACAGCCGCCAATGGACCCGCAACAGTAATGCCTTCTGCAATAGTAGAAATACCAAAAGTAAAAGGTGGACCAATGAACTGCATAGAGTGTAAGGACACATCTGTAAAAACAAGGATTTGTTGTCTCGTTTCTACAGCCATAATTATTTCAGAACCAGAACCAACTCTAAGTTCTCCCGCAGTGTTTGTTGCTTCCGTTTTCCAATCCGTAAGACTCTCTTGATCAGCAAACCTTATTAACAAAGGATCTTGTGTACCAATACTTGTTTCTCCATCACAACCAAAGACAATAACGTGTCTATCTATATCTGAAACCATAATTTGTTTAGCGACAGTTGGAGCAAGAGTAGAACCCGATAGTGAATTTAATAAAACAGCTCTTGTGTTTGTTCCATTGTCCTTTCTCCAATAACCTATCTCGCCATCTCTAACGTTAATTAATAGATCTTGACCAAAATTATCGTGGCTCCATATTCTCATGGTATCTACTGTAGACACAGTTGTGTTCCAAGTTCCTGCGTTCCAAGGTCCAGCACCCCAACCAAGTGAGGTAAGAGAATCATCCAATCCTACATTCACTTGATATCTACCCACGATACTTGAACCACCAGTTCCAGAATCACTAGAAGTAGAGTAAACCAATGTTCCTGCACCAAACGTTACAACACCATTTGATGTCAAACTTTTTATAGTTGTAGCAGCTGTTCTTGCATTGATATAATAAGTATTGGCGTTACCAACTTCTACGGCAGCTATTTGATACTCTTGATTAAGGACATCTGTGCTACTGTCACCTGCTCCTATCATATTCCCACCTAAAGACGCTGCACCACTGATTGTGACAAAACTATTCACAGTTGCACCATGACTTGTATGAGTAACTTTCAAAGTTGAGGTTCCAACAGCTGCACCAGAACTATGACTAGCCGCCGTTGTTCCATGTACCCCTCTAGTACAAGACAATAAATCATTATTGGTTGTATCAATAGAATCATATTTTATTTCTTCTGATCCTATTTTTACAAATCCACTTGGAGCAAAATTAGTAGTGCTTGCCAAAGATATCGTTCTTGCGGAATCATTAATACTAGCGTTTATTGTCGTGCTTGCAGCGTTTATGGCTGAAATATCACCTGCATCTGTTGTTAATCTAAGAGGTGTAATATCAGAAAAAGTTAAACCTTCTTCAATGTAATATTTGTTACTAGTTCCTACACCTAAATATTTAGTATTGTCCAAGGCCATCCAAGCTTTTAAAGCTCTACATTTACCTAAAAAAGATTCAGTTGAATATTTTACCCAACCTCCTATTTTTTCTGGATAACCAAATCTAAACCTTATTTTATCTGAGTCAAACCAGCCACCCTCATTAGAGGATGAGGTTGTTTCTCTATTAATACCAGGTTTAAACTGTAATCTAGTTAAAGGCATATTATCCTACGTAAGCTTTACCATCTATAATAGCTTTATTAGATGCTGTCATGTCTTCATCACCCCAATCGTCTAATGCAACCATCCCCTCTAAATGAGTGTAGTTACGAGCCACACGTTCTTTTTTTTCTTCAGTGGTAGCATTAGGAATTTTAGATCCATCAATAATATCATTGATTACTTCTACACTATCACTCATTGCAGAATAATGGGTAGATTTTTCCTCATCTGTTCTAGACATTATTTTTCTCCAATTCTAAAATACGATTTTCTAATTGTTTATTTTGTTTTGAAAGATCTTGAATTGCACTAACTAAAACAGGAACAAATTTTCCATAAGACATCTCAAGTTTATCAAGATTTTCTTTCATAACTGCTTGAAGATAATCTTCACAATCATGCTTTTGTTGAATTTGATCTACCTCTTGAGCAATAAATCCTTGACTCTTTATATTATTCATAGAACCATCTCGTCTGTCCCAAGTAAAATTTACAGGGCGAAGATCATTTACAAAGTCTAATCCAATATCAATATCTTTAACATCTTTTTTATCTCTTATATCTGATAGACTACTTATTGTTTGAGTGTTACATCTTAAAGTTGCAACATTAGCATCACCTAAAGTTATTTGATTAGTTGCACTATTAGAAGAGGGGTCTGCGTTATAACCTACACAAGTTAAATTACTACCTGAAGTTATATCATTTCCTGCTTGCCAACCAATAACTGTATTTTTTTCTCCAGTAGCATTTTGAAGAGTTCTAAAACCAATAGCTACATTATATTCGTTTGTTGCATTAGCACCAGAATTACCTCCTATATAAACATTATCACTTATATTACCAGTTTGTCCTCCTCCTGCATTATAACCAATACAAACATTAGATGATCCAGACATAGCAGTGCTAGAACTTCCTAGCAAAGCACGATACCCTACAGCTACATTTTGCGCTCCAGAAACATATCTCATTGCTTCAAATCCAATAGCTACATTATCATCTCCAGATGTTAAATTAGTACTTAAAGCTCCTCTACCTACAGCTACATTATTATCTCCTGTAGTAGGACCATGAGCTTCTTGTCCAACTAAAACATTATAATGTCCTGTGGTTATTTTAGATCCTGCACTAGCTCCAACAGCCGTATTACTGTCTCCTGTAGTAATAGCAGACAACGCATTAAAACCAACAGCTGCACACTGTTGAACATCTGAAGTGTCAGTATTAAAAACTCCCTCTAACGCGCCATGACCACATGATGTATTTTGTCCACCAAGTATGTATCTACCAGAACGAGTTCCAACAAAAACTTGTTGTCTTCCAGTAATGTTAGTAGCACCTGCATATGTTCCTACTCCCACATTTCCATTGTGACCATCTCCAGAGGTAGCTTGATTAGTGTTACCTAATGCACCTAATCCTACAGCTACGTGTTGTGAATCTGTTGTAGCAGATTGTAAAGCTTGATACCCTACGGCAACATTTAGGTCTCCTGAAGTTATTGCAGTACCTGCTTCTTGTCCAAAAGCAACATTTCTGACAGCATCACTTGTAATATTAGCTAATGAACTTCCTCCAATATGTACGTTTTCAGTTCCAATGCCACTAAGACCTGTTGCCGTAACGGTTTGACTATCTACGTAAGCTTTTATTGCTTTTGCTGTTGCTAAAGTATCATGACTACTACTTACAGATGAAATATCTTGATCTACGCTAGTTATGGTGGTTGTGCCATCGGTCAAGGATCCAAAAGAAATTGTACCTGTTGTTGTAATATTACTACTTCCATTGTCAATTGCTCCAAAGCCAGAAGATATACTACCACCTCCCAACGCACCTACAGAAGTTATGTTTGTCTGTGCAGCTGTAGCTAATGTGCCTCTT